TGTATTTACGTCAGATTCACTTATAAAATCTTGCTCAATATCATTGACATACATTCCAGTAAATTTGATTGTTGTTATACCTGCAGTCAAATCTTCAATAATTTGATAATTCTGTTGAGGATTATTATCAGTTTCTGGTGTCTGGAATATACCATTTATAAACAATACACCTTGTCCACCACTAGTTCCGATACCAGTAGTATTTGCACCACCAACTGTTAAAGTGAATTCTGAAGTTATTCCTGTGAATTGGTTTGATATATCATCATATAGGAAATTAGAAGTATAATCGTTTCTTAAATAAACTCTACCATTAAATATAGATCTTGAGAATGGTAATCCATTCTTATCTTGACCTTGAGGATTTCCTCTGGGTGCTTCAATAAAATTAACTTTACTATCAACTATATTGTAATTTCCCTTATAAAGTTCCACAAGTGAACCGTTAGCATGAGCAGTGGCAGAACTGCCAACTGCACCCCTTTCAACAGTTACCAGATTAAATGTTCCTATTCCAGGGGTAATAGGTCCTATAGAGGAAGTTCCAATACCAACATTTTCAACTCTCATATATTCGTCTTCAACTTTAAGAATATTGATGACACTTATAGAAGAAATTCCACTTAAAGCAAAGGTAGTTTGAGATGTTGATATTCCGGAAACAGGGTTATTACTTACAGTGTGTGTAATATTTGTATTAGCTATTGGAGTTTGAACAATACCGTCAATTGCCATTAATGCCTTTTCATTTGACTTGACCATTTCAAGTGTATGAGCATTTCCCTCTCCAAAAGATCTAACTGTGATACCTATTCCAGAATTAGCATGTGCTTTAGTTGTTGCAATTCCAAATTCATTATCATCATGTCTTATTGCAAAAACTCTGGATGTCAATACTCCGACTGCAGAACCATCTATGGTATATTGCATTGGAGTTGATCCAACTCCAACAAATGTAGATTTGGGAGTGTAAATTAATTCCTCACCAGTTCTAAAGAAGTGATTTTTGACACTAAATGCACTATATCCAATTCCAGTGTTAGCTGCTGATACAATCGCAGTTTGTGGGTTAAACGTTTTTTTGAATATATCGATATTATTATTCTTCAAATCAAACTGTTTTCTGTTTATCCTATCTCCGTTAATTGCATTATAGAATTTAAATTCTGCACTTTCAACTATATTTCCATAGGTTAAATCATCAGGATCATTGTTCTGATCTATATCTTTATAGAAAACTTGATTGAATGTTTTAATGGTTGTAGTACTTGTAGTATTTTCGGGGTGGAAATTAATAACAAAATCACTTGAAGGATTTTTTGTTGCACTAAAAGTTCCTAATCCCAATATAGAATCGTAATTATTTGCTAAGAACTGTGACTGTTGTAAATATGCATTAGTTCCATCATGCATAGCAGTTATTTGATGAAGTGCCTTTGAAGATCCTACACTTACTTCAACATTACACTTAACAGCATCAAAAGTTAAAGGATAACCCGAGAATATTGCAGTTGTTCCGACTCCAACTATGAATGATGATTCATATTTTGCGGTTCTTTCACTGCCAGTATTTTGACCGGGCACCAAATATCGATATTCACCATTTCCAAGAGCAGTTGTTCCGAATCCAACTATTTTTGACCTGATTTTTATATCATCACTAGTATTATTTTCATATGAAAATACTAATTGATTGTTACTGATGGAAACAGTTGAAAGACCTATTCTATTATTGAGACTTTCACCTCCAGCATCAACATAATATTCAGAAATATAAGTATCAGTTCCATCATGAGTCACATATGTTTCTACAAAGTTTATTTCTTTTGTGGAAGAATTAATGACTTTACTAACAATATATGCAGACTCTATTTTACTTATATTTTTTGAAAATACTGTAGTTGTTATTCCTGCTGCAGCATTTTTATTTGAAGAAACTAAATCAATAAACCCAATTGATTGAGTTCCTATTCCAATACCAGAGTCAGTGCTTGTCTTAATAAATTTCAAATCATAATCAATATTATTCGGATCATTTGGTACAAATCTGAGATAAGAAATACCTTCTTCAGTATTTGTCTCTATTGTATATTCTCCAAATTTATCTTCGGCAAAAGTAGTAAAAGCTATTCCAGAATTTACTAATTCAGACTTATTGAATATAGTATGATCTATTCCATTAGATAGTAATACAAATTCTGAAAATTGTAATTGTTGTTCACTATGTCCAAAACTTTCAATTCTGACTAAGTAATTATCATATTTCTCTGAAGTACCGACAATATCAAGATTCAAAAATCTATCAGGATTAGATTCTAAATTAGAAAACTGTTGATTTATATTGTCGATAGGAATGACATTATTTGTCCTACAATCAACAAAGTTAACAAATCTGGTTTTATTAAATTGTACAAAATTTGAAACTTGTCCATTAGATTCATCATCTCTGGCTAAATCTATTCCTCTTAAAATATCAACTCTGGATTCATCAATAGTATCACTAATAGAAATCGATTGTTCGGAAGAACCGATACTAGATTTTGCATCAGATGAAATTTGAGTATCGGAGAAATTTTTCAGTCCGG